ACAACCAACGAAGCAAAGCCGGCGTCACTCATGCCGGCCAAGTTGCCGCGCGCCAGCTCTTGTATGTCCTTGTCGGAAAGGCGGCTCAGGTCCATCACTTCATCCCCCGGCGGCGCATTTCTGCTTCGATTTCTGCGGCGGTAGGAAGACGCTGCATGGCCGGCATCTCAACCGGCTCAAGCGCGCCAGCAACAGAGCCTAAAGACGGGTTGACCCGCAGACGCTCGATTACCTTGTTGCCGCGTTCAATGCTGCGAATCGCCGCCCGTTCGTTAAGGTCGGCCAATCGCTGCAGGGCGCCTGATGTCATGTCGATCTTGCCGGCAGCCGCGCGCTCCAGGAAGTCGCGGTCGGCGTTGGAGAAGCCCGATCCGGCACCAAGGCCCGATGTCTTGATGGCCGCCAGCGCCTGCGATGCCAACGTGGAAGCCAGCGCCTCGGTCGCCGCCGCTTGGTCGCCATCAACTAGCCCCGCCGTTGCGAGCGCCTTGTTCAGCATCAAGCGCTGTTCGGCCAGCGTGCCGGTGATGGGCCTTTCAGTGGTCAGAATCGACTTGACTTGACGGGCGACGCGCACGCGCTCCGGCGCCGAGCGCGCGGCATCAATAGCGTCGGTGTCCTGTTTGGCGATGGCGTCGGCCACAGCGCCGGCATAGGAGCGCTCGGTGTTGATAGGCACGTTCAGGCGCGTAGCACCCGAAGCCGCAACGCGCTGCCGCCCTTCAAGGTATCCAGGAATCCACTCCGGCCCGTTCGGACCCATGCGCATGCCTTCTGGCATCTTCGGCCCTTTGTCAGCCTTGTACGCCTCTCTCACGCCCTGCGGCCCCACTTGCACCAGCGCATCGCCCACCACCTTGAACTCCGGCGCCCGCGGCGCCGGGAAGGCCGCGCCCATGTACTCCATCGGCGAGACAGCGCCCGCCCGCATGCCCCCGTGCAGCATCTGCAGCCGCGGGTCCACCGCCGGCATGCGCTGTGCGTTCGCCACGGTCGGCCCGCCACCGCCGGCCAGCGCCTGCTGGCTTGCCAGCATTTCCGGCGACGGCAGCGCCTGCGCCCAGGCCTGCGCCGCAGCCTGCCGCTCCTGCTCTTGCCGCAGCCGCTGCAGCTGCATCTCCTGCGCCTGCTGCTGCAGTTGCGCCGCCTTGCGCTGCTGCTGGCCCAGTTTCGCGCCTTCGTAGGCCTGCATGGCGCCCAGGCCCGCCTCGCCCAGCGCCTGGCCGAACTTCGGCTGACGGCTCGCCAGCAGTTGCAGGCCCAGCGTCAGAAGGCCCTGCGTCCGCGGATCGTCGTAGTCGCGGCCGAGTGCGCCCAGAATGCCCTGCATGTCAACCTCCTCGGCCGAGGAAACGGCCGGCGCCCATGGAAAGGCCGCCCGCTCGGGGCAGCTCGTAGTCGATCACCGGGGCGCGCTGGCGCGGTCCAGGGCCACCGCCGCCCATGGTCAGGCCGCTCGTCCAAGCCTGCGGCGGGCCGAAGGTCTGCGGGGCCGGGGTTGCGCCGCCAGTCGGGCCGCTGCCACCGCCGGCCAAGCCGCCGGCCAAGCCGCCGGCCGCCGTGAACAAGCCCCGCGCCAGATTCGGGTTTTGCTTGATCCAGTCCTTCGCGCTGCCGCCGAACGACTTGAGCGAATCGAGCAGGCTCGGGGCCGCAGCGTTCAGGCTGGGCATCGCCGGCAGGGGCGCCGGTGGCGTCACAGGCGCGATGCTTGAGGCCGGGATGCCGGGCTCCGCCGCCATGACTTCGGGCAGGGTGTTGGGGAGCGTTTTGGTGGCGACCTCCGTCCCCGTTTCCCACAGCGCGTTTCCACCGCCGTCGGCCGCCAAGTCCATGCCGCTGAGAGCGTCGGGGAGCGTTTTGGTGGCGACCTCCGTCCCCGTTTCCCACAGCGCGTTTCCACCGCCGTCGGCCGCCAAGTCCATGCCGCTGAGAGCGTCGGCTCCCAGCGCGCTCTGCGCCGACATGACGTTCGCCCCCGTCACAGCCGCCGCCAGCATGGCCGCATTCCAAAAAGCCTGATCGTCGTCAAGCTGGAACCGCTGCGGGTCGCCCACAAACTTGTTTTCCGGGTCGAGCACGCCACGGGTCACCCAATAGTCGGGTTCGCGGTTCTCGAAAATCTTGTTCCCGCCTGCCTGCAGCGCATCCAGCAGCAAAGGGCCAGAGGCCGCGCCGCTCACGCTGTTCTGGGCGTTGCGCATTTGCTCGGCGATCCCCTCGAACCCGGGAACCTGGTCCCAGTTGAGCCAGAGCAGCCCTTGACCATCGCCCAGCGTGTTTGTGCTCTCCCCGCGCTCTTGCGGCGCGAAGTAGGCGGATTCGCTCGGGTCCATGATGCTGGTAGCGCCGGCAGGCATCGTGGCCTGCACTTGCGCCAGTGTTGTTGCTGCAGGCGCAGCAGGCGCAGCGGTCGCAACAGGCGCAGCCGGCCGCTGCGGCCCCATACCCCCCATGTACCCCCACAAGTCTTCGATGCCTTGGTCTTCCTCCGCCGCCATCCTCAGCGGCTGCCGGCCGCGCCACATGTTCATCATCTCAGTCCCCAGAAAGCAGCGCCCAAAGCTGCGCCGCCGTGAGCGCGCCGCCGGCCACTTGCGCGGCGGTGGACGGGTCGGGTGAGTTCGTCGTCGTCGTGCTGCCCGGGTTGACGCTGCGCAGCGCGCCACTCATCACGTCAAGCTGGCGCATCGGGTAGTCGCGCTCTTCGACAAAGCGGCTGTACTCGTCGTCGAGCAGACGCTGCTCTTGCTGCTGCGCGGCGGCACCGGCACGGCCGAGGCGGTCAATGTCGGCGTAGTCGGCCTCGGCCATGGCGGGGGCCATGCCCAGGGCCTGCAGCACGCGGTTTCGGCCGGAGTTCGTCATCGCGTCCTGGCGTGCTGCGAAGCTCTCGCCGAGCTGCCGGCGCTGCGTCAGGTCGGCCAGCCGCATGTCGGTGGAGACGCGGCCGAGGTTGCGCTGCAGGGTGTCGGCCCCAAAGCCCGCAGCCTGCGCCACGTTGGCATTGCCGAAGCTGCCCGAGCGCGACATGGCCGTGTCGAAGGCCGGGGCCTGCACGGTGTTCCACGCGCGCACCATGTCGCCTTGCGCATCGCCAATGCTCTGCGTCAAGTACGGGTTGCCCTCGCCCAGGTACGGGTTCGCCGCCGCGCCGGGCTGCTCGCCTTGAAACTGCTGCTGCAGGGCCTGCTGCGCCGCCGGCAACAACGGGTTGCCCTGCGTTGCCCTGGCGGCCTGCGCCTGCAAGCTCTGTTGCTGCCACGGCGTGAAGCCCGCCACGCGATCGCCGCCGTAGCCCTGGAAGGGCCTGTCGGCGGTCTGCTGCGCGCGGTTCAGGTAGCCCGCGGCGTAGGGCTGCGCCCAATCGGGCATCGTGGTCGAAGTGGTCGTCTGTGCCATGTCAGTTTCCGGTCAGGGTTCGCATTTCGCGCCAAGTGCCCGGCGTGCCGCCGGCTACGCAGATCCAGCCGATCAACACGTAGCGCGAGCCGGCCGCGCCGAGCTCTGTCGGGTTGCTGTTGCGCACCTGGTCGCCCTGCTGCCAGCGCCCGGCCGTGGGCGCCGCGGTAGCCGCGTCGTCGATGCCCGCAAAGCGCCCGCACGCCATCTGGTTGACCTTGATCGCCACATCGCGCAGCAGCGGCATCAACGCGCGCTGCAGATCGGTGTCGTACCTGCTCTCCGGCGTCGCCGGCAGAAGCGGGGTTTCCTTCAGCTTCATCGCCGCCCCGATGCCTTGGCTTGGACACCCAGGCCGGTAAACACACACGGCCCCGTCATCGTGAACGTGAGCCGGTGCCAGCGGGCCGACTGCCGCAAGTGGAAGGCGCCGTCGAACATCGGCGCTGTGCCGCCCGGCAACACGGGGCCGCCCGTGTTGCGGTAGGTCTGCCCCGACACGTTGGCCGATGCGGGCTGCTGCACGAAGCGGATGCGCGCCTCGCTCACGTAGCTGCTCGATTGATCGTCGCCCATGTCGCCCGTGGTGAAGGCGCATCCCGTGCTGCCGCCCGTGTAAGTGCGCAGTTGGTTCGCCCCCTCGAACACCGCCAGCGACCGGCCGCCCTGCAGCCAGAATTGCGAGTCGAACGGGATGTTCGGCAGCGTGTCCATCGTCGCCGCCACGGTGTTCAGCGTGTCGTATGTCAGGCCCGGCTGGATGAAGTCGAGCGCCGCTTGAATGGTGCGATCCGCCCGGCCCCAGCGGCGGGTGCCCATGTGCACGACAAGCGTCGTGTCGGGCGTGCCGTCGCTCGTTGACGTACCCGGGAAGAAGATCCAGACGCGGTTGTTCTGCCGCTCGTACCGGACGATGGTGCGGAAGCGGAAAGCCGGCGAGGAGTTGTCGTAGAACCATTGCCGGATTTCGTCTTGGCCGAAGGGCTGCGCACGCACGCCGTCATAGACCCACAAGTTGTCGTCGCCCACGAACACGTGCAGCCCGTTGGCATCGCACACCGCATCGGGGCCGACGACGCCCTGCTCGCCGGGCACGGGCTCCCACTGCCAAACCGCCTCGCCGCCGACGTAGGTGCCCAGGAACATGGCCTTGGCTTTGTAGGCCACGGCCTGCTTGCCCAGCGCCAGCCCGGCCAGCAGATCGCCGCCGCCCTGCACCAGCCGGCCGGAGTTGGCCTGCGTGCTCAGGCTGGGCGCCCAGGTGGCGTGATTGAAGATGCCCGAGCACCACCACCTGTCGCCCTGGTCGCCAAAGCCTGCATCCGAGGTGTTCAGCGCCATGACGAAATCGCCGACGGTGAAGACCACCCGGGCGATGGGGGCGCCCGCAATGTCGGCGAAGGCCCCACTCCCGTTGCTGGCCTGGATCACCTGCGCGTCGTTGGCCGCGATGCTGACGTTGCCGAACTGCGTCAGGCTCCAGCGGCTGTCAGCGCCGCCCGTGTAGGCGCCTGCACGCGACACATCCACCCAGGACGTGCCCGAGAGCTCGTACAGCCGCGCCGCAGTGCCCGCGAAGATGCGCCGCGTGCCGTTGATGAGGCTGACCACCGCGGCACCGCGGCACGGAGCGATGAGCGCGCCCACGCCCGACGGCGCCACAGACGAAGGCGCGGCTGCAAACCCATCCTCCGTGGGAACCAGGTTTGTGCACGCCGTCATCACGCCCGGCGTCGTGGGCGGCAAGTCCGGCGCCAGCCCGATGAGCGGCACCATCTTCATCAGAGCATCACCCCGGGATCGCTGGCGATAGACAGCGGACCGCTGAAGCGCGCGGCGTCGTCGGCGTTGCGAGCGGCCTCCATGGCGTCGGCCCACAGCGGGGTGGCCGTGGCCAAAAGCTCGGAGTCGCGCAGCCACGCCGCAGCTTCGAGCACCATCGCCCACAGATACACCGACGGCAGGGTGTCAAGCACGACATTGGTGTCGGCATCGGCCACCGGCGTCGCAGGCTTCGCGTAGTACAGCAGTTCGGCCGTGATGGGGCTGGATGCGCCGACGACGATGCGACCGCCGCGAATGGTGTAGTACATCACCTGGCCCGCGGCACCCTCAAGCGGAGACAGCCAGTCGGAAACCCGGAACTCCAACGGCACCTTGCGTCCGCCGCGCATGACGCTGACGCGCTCCACGCCCAGCAGGTCGGCCGGCAGGGGCGCGTCAAGCGGCTGCGAGGCCACTGTCGTGAGCATGGCCGATATCCGCAGCCCCGGAATCCGGTTGGTGCCGTTGTAGATGCGCTGCTCGGCCAGCTCTAGCCACGTCGTCATGAGCGACGAAGCCGCAGTCACGTCGCCGCGGTTGACGTAGTCCGCAACGGCGGTCTTGAGCTGGCCGAAGTTCATCGCTTAGAACCGGCTGAAGATCAGCACGAGGCCGTTACCGCCAGCGCCACCGGCCCCGGAGTTGCCCGCCGTGTCGGCTGCCGCACCACCACCGCCACCGCCCGAGGCCATGCCACCAGCACCGCCAGTGCCGCCCGCTACGGCCGGCGTGACGGACGAACCGCCCCCGCTGCCGCCGTGGCCGGGAACACCAGAGATCGGGTGCAGGTTCGCACCGGCCAAGCCCGCCGTGTTGATGGCGCCGCCCGTGACCGTGACAGTCGAGAAGAAGCCGGTGTTGCCACCAGCCGCACCGCCGGCAAACGCTGTCGGCACGGCGTCGATACCGCCGCCACCACCGCCGCCAAGCCCGGCAACACCGGAGTTCGTGCCAGCAGCCCCAGCAGCCCCCAAACCACCCGCGGCGCCGATCAATCCCAGGTCCATGCCGCGCGTGGCTGCCGAGCCGCCCGTGCCACCCGCGGCACCACCGCCGCCACCACCGCCGCCACCGTTGGCAATCACCCACGAGCCGAAGGACGAGTTGCCGCCCGCCGTGCCTGGGTTGCCGTTCGTGCTGGCCGCAGACACCGCCGCGCCACCAGTGCCACCAGCGCCGACCGTAATGGTTTCAGTGGCCCCGATGATGGTTGCCAGAATCGACGTGAACGAGCGCGATCCGCCGCCGCCGCCGCCGCCACCGCCCCAGGCCGTAGCAGCAGCGCCGCGCCGGCCCGATCCGCCACCACCACCTGCGCCCAAAACAACCAACTGGAACGAGCTTGCCCAAGTCGGTTTCGTCCAAGTGAACGTGCCGGGCACCGCGAAGACATCGACGTGCGGGAACATTGATTCCCAGATCGGCACCGCCTCGAAGTAACACTCACGATCCAGCGAAACGATGTTCAGCGTGGTCCCGGGGCCGATATGCCGGTTGAACCGCGCCGGGCCTTCGTAGATGATGGTTCCCGTCGGCGCTTCAATGCGCACGTTGCCGGGGCCTTGAACGATCAGCGTGACAGGGTTTGAGACGCTCGACGCCGAGCTGCCCAGGGCTGCGATGACAGGCATTTAGGAGTCCTCCAGCGGGGTGATGTTGACGAGCGACGCCACGCCGTTGTCAATGGCTGACCAGTGCGTGCGCGTGCCGACGTTCAAGATTTCAGGCTGGGTCGCATGCACCATCATGTCGGTAGTGGCTGCGGCAACGCCGGCCACGCCCAGGCGCACGTAGACCGTGCCGGTTGTCGCAAATCGCACATACCGTGGGCGCGTGCCCCCCGAAGTGTTGGGCAGCGCCGCCGCAGTTGTTGCCGTGCTGGCCGTCGTGGTGACGGTCTGGCCCGTCGCCGCGACGGTGGCGGAATGGAAATTCGGGTGTGCCATCACATCCTCCCTGGTGCGATTCGGAAATCGGCCAACGCCGGGTCATTGACCATGCGCTTGACGTGTTCGGGGTTCTTCATCCACTCGCGGAAGGTGATCCCGTTGACGTTGCAGTAGTGCTCGATCACCACGGCCGGAAAGCTCGCCATGAGCTTCATGTCCTTGTCGCCGTGGTGGCCCTCGTTGTGCCGGGCGATGCAGTAGTCGCGGATGTCGCCGACGTACTGCTCGCGCACCACTTGCGCGCCGTCGTCAGATTCGACCCAGCGGCCGTGCACGTTGCCGTCTTGCGGCGCAAAGATCGTGTCCAGTGCCATGTGTGGCTCCAAAAGCAAGAAGCCCCCGCCGCATTGCTGCGGCAGGGGCCTCGGCCCGGTTGCCCGTTGGGGCTTAGGCGTTCAGGTCGCGGATGGCGGCCAAACCGCGCTCCTCACGCAACTGCAGCGACCACTCGCTCTCGATCATGAAGTTGCGGGCGCTGCCGATGCGGGCCAGCTCCTCGCTCTTCATGTCGCGCAGCATCGCCACCGCGGCCAGCTCGTCATCCACGAGATACATGTCGCGCGTGCGCACCATGTTGCGGTTCGGGACGATTTTGAAGTCGCCGAAGTCGCCCGCGTAGATGTCATACGCCGCCTGCAGCTTCCTGTCCTCGCCCTTGATGAACTTCGTGCCGTTGCCGGTGAAGCCAGTCGAGATGACCTGCTTGTGCGAGGGCGTCACCATCAACATCGACGGGTTGCCGCCGTTGGTGTAGGCGCCGAGGATGGCGGTACGGAGCAAGGGCTCGGTGAAGGCCCGCAGCGTGCCGTCAGTCGGGCCGACGTTGGTCGCGATGTTGGGAGCCACACCGCCGGCTCCGAGGCCCGGGTTGGTCTGGGTCCAACCACGAAGGCCGCGCGTCTGGCGGGTGCCGGAAGCCACGAACACCGGGTTCTCGATGGCCGCGAGTTCCATGTCCTTGCGTACTTCCTTGCCCTGCTTCACCGTCTGGTAGCGGATTTCAGACGGGCGGCCCGCCTTCTTCACCGCTTCCTGCGTGTCGGAGATCGAGAACGTCACCCGGTTGATCTGGCACGGGTTCGTCAGGCGCTGCGTCGGCGTGACCGCGGTATAGGTCGCGTCGGCGCCTTCAGCCACCAGCGAGCCGGTGCCCGGAGCGCGCAGCACATCGCGCTGCCACTCGTGGGTCACGCCTGTGGCCTGCACCTTGTCGATGCTGGACATGAACGGAGTTTCCGACGGAGCCGTGTTCCAGATCACGTCGGTGAGGTCTTCCCGGTTGCCGACGGCCGCCGAGGTCAGAAATGCGTTTGCGGGCATGATGCCCTCCTTTGTGCGTTAGGTGTCAAGCGATTCGAGGTAGCGCTTGACGTCTTTCATGGAGCGGCCGGACTTCATGAACTGCTCGCGGGCGCGGGCAGCCTTGTTCGTCTGGCCTTGCGATTGGGTGCCGGCGTTGCCTGCGCGCAGGGTCTTGGGCGCAACATCGGCCAGCTTGGACTTGATCGAGCGGCTGGTGCCATCCAAGGCAGCCAGGCGGCGCTCGGCCTGCACCAGGCGGTCAAGCAAGTGCAGCATCCGGTGGTCGGTGACGCCAGCCACGTCCTCAGGCGTGAAGCCCGAAACGCTGGCGGCCTGCACCGCGGATTCCAGGAACGCCGTGCGCTTGGCAGGGTCCGCGAGTTGCGGCAGCACCTTAACCGTGCGCTGGGCCTCTTCTAACAGGGCCTGCTGCTGCGCCTGCTGGCGCTGCTGCTGCTGGCTGCGGGTGAGTTCGCCCGTGTGTGCGTTCAGGGCTTGCAGGTCGCGAACCCGGTCCTCGTATGCCTCTTTGGCGTACAAGTAGCCCGCGGGGTCGGACTGTGCAAGTTCCAGGGGCGGCGGGTTGCCGATCAGCCTTTGGGCCATCGACACCACGGCCTGCTGGGCGCGCTGTACCTGCTGCAGCAGGCTGTCGGCGGCCTCGGTGCGCTCGGCGGCTGCCTTGCGCGTCTCTGCGGCCTCCTGGGTCTTGCGCGTGTAGTCCGCGGTCAGGCGATGCTGCAGCGACTTGATGGCTTCGACCGCGGCCTTCGGGGTTCCCTTCGGAATCTCGACCTCGGTGTCGCCCACCTTCAGCTTCTCGGGCTTGCGCAAGGACTTGTCGTCCTCGTCGTCGTCCTCGTCGCTGTCGTCGGCATCGTCCTCGTCCGCGGCGGGTACATCGTCGCCGTCGTCCTCGGAGTCCTCTTCGGCTTCTTCGCCGTCGGCCTCGTCGCTCTTGGCCTTGTCAGCCTTGCGACGGGGCTTGTCTTCGTCGGCCTTGTCGTCGGCCTTGCGCCTGCGCGGTTCGTCGGCCTCTTCGTCGGCCTCCTCGCGCTCGCGCTTGGCGTCGGCCTCGATTTCGCTCTCAGCCTCGGCGGCCTTCTCGCGCTGCTGGGCGATGCGCTCTTCACGCTCGGCACGCTCGGCCTTGCGCTGGGCGCGGCGCTCGGAGTCGCGGCGCTCCAGCTCGGCCACCGCCTCGTGCGCGTTGGCGTAGGTCTTCGGCTCGCCGCTGTCGGCTGCCGGGGATTTGAGGGTGTCGCTCACGGCGCGGCCTCCCACTCCACAGGCTGGCCATCCAGGCCCCAGCCGCGGCCGTCGCTCGTCACGACGCAATCGCCGGCCGAAACGTGGTCAACGGTCGCCCCGACCATGCTCTCGGAAGTCCACACCAGCGGCGCCGAGCGATCCGACGTGCGGATCATGGTCACGAGGTGCCCCTTGGCGATCAGGTCCACGGCAAGCTGGGCCAGCGCGGGCCAGGTGTTTGTCATTTCCACGGCGCCGTCCTCATTTCCTGCATCGTGCGCTGCCGCTCCTGCTGCAGCCTCGTCTCGGCCAGCATCGTCTCCCGCGCCAGTTGCCCCGTCTGCATCGTCTGCAACAGGTACGCCCG